TGGTATGCAGCATGAGTGATAAAGAGTTTGTAGATAAACTTAGCCAACATCTAAAAGGTCACGCCAGAATGTTTACTCCTGGAAACAACTGGGTGCTTGGACCAACCAACCGAACAGCTGAAGGTATCGCTGAGTGGGTTGTAGAATTCCTGAAACAAGAAGATATTAAGTTTTGAAAATTCTCATAATGGGACTTCCAGGATCTGGTAAGACTACTCTTGCTAGAGAGTTATCATATCATTTTCATCTGCCATGGCATAATGCTGACGTTGTTCGTCAATACACTGGCAACTGGGACTTTACTAGAGGTGGTCGTATCGAGCAAGCATTGTATATGCGCGAACAATGGGGTATCTTAGACTTCATCGCGCCGACTGTTCAAACGAGAAGTATTTGCGACCCACACTTTGTAATATGGATGGATACAATTAAGGAAGGTCGATTTGAGGATACAAATAAAATGTATGAAAGACCCAAACGAGGCGAATATGACATTAGGATTACAAAATGGATTGGACTAAACCAACTACACTCCTCCTTGGAAGATACCAACCGTGGCATAGAGGGCATACGGAACTATTTAAAAGAGCCATTCAAAAAACTGGTCAAGTCCTCATCACAGTAAGGCGTATGCCTAAGGACGATAATAATCCTTATGACTGGAAGACTGTGTCAAAGAATATTATTGACTCTTTGGAAGCAGAGGGATATAGTTATGGAGTTGAGTTTGAACTATCGCGCTCGGCGAATATCACACACGTGACTTATGGTCGCGATGTTGGATATATAATTGAACAGGAACATTTAGGAGAAGAGATCGAAGCGATTTCTGCAACGGATATTCGTAATGAAGATAGCACTAATCACTGACACGCACTTTGGTGCAAGGTCAGACTCACTTTCATTCGACGCATTTTTTGAAAAGTTTTATACTGAATCTTTCTTCCCTACACTTGAAGAGAGACAGATTAAAACTGTTGTTCACCTTGGTGATATTTTCGATCGGCGTAAATTTATCAATTTTCATACACTGAAAAAGTGTAAACGATATTTCTTTGACAAGGCTGAAGAACTTGACATTGACATGCACATGATTCCTGGTAATCATGACACATATTACAAAAATACAAATGAAGTAAATTCACCTGAACTGTTGCTCACAGATTATGACAACATTACAGTGTATCCCGAAGTGACTGAACTGACATTCGGTAATGCCCTTGACCCCAAGAAAATTTTGTTTATGCCTTGGATCTGTTCAGATAATTATGTTCAATCTATGGAGGCTGTAAAGAATACTGATGCTACAGTTTGTTTCGGACACTTTGAGTTCGCTGGGTTCACGATGTATAAAGGGTATGACAATCCTCATGGGATGGATCCAGCTGTCTTTAATAAATTCGATCTTGTTTGCTCTGGTCATTTTCACCATCGCAGTTCTCGCGGCAATATTACTTACCTCGGCAATCCTTATGAGATTACTTGGTCTGACTTTGATGACCCTAGAGGATTTCATATCTATGATACAGAAACTGATGAACTTGAATTCATCCCCAACCCATTTAACATTTTTCATAAATTCTTTTATGACGACACATCAGATACTTTTAGAACATTCCTTGATTCTTTTGACTATGATACTGTTCAGAATGGATGTGTAAAAGTTGTAGTCGTTAATAAAAAAGACTTCGCTCTGTTCGATAAACTTATCGACAAACTTGAAAGTTGTAATCTTACCGAACTAAAAATTATCGAAGACTTCTCAGAGTTTGAGGATGACGCCATTGATGCTGACAACCTCGACCTAGAAGATACTATGACACTGCTCGATGACTATATCGATAATATTCACACCGACCTTGATAGAGATAGGTTGAAAAATGTGGTCAAGACCCTTTATGTAGAGGCAAGAAACCTGTGATTTATTTTCAAAAACTACGCTGGAAAAACTTTCTGTCAACAGGCAATGCTTTTTCAGAGATTGAGTTTACACGCTCTCCTAATACACTGGTAATCGGTGAGAATGGTGCAGGCAAATCTACTTTCCTAGATGCACTTTGCTTTGGCTTATTCAACAAACCATTCCGAAACATCAACAAACCGCAGCTGATAAACACAGTAAATGAGAAGGGATGCGAGGTTCAGGTTGAGTTTCGTATCGGCACTCATGAGTATATGGTTCGCCGTGGTATGAAGCCATACTTCTTTGAGATCTATAAGAACGGTGAGATTCTTGATCAGGCTGCAGCTATGCGTGATCAACAAAAGTATCTAGAAGAATCTATCCTAAACCTAAACTACAAATCTTTCACCCAGATCGTTATCCTCGGTAGCGCGTCCTTCACGCCGTTTATGCAGCTTCCTGCTCATATTCGTCGCGAGGTTATCGAGGATATTCTGGACATTCAAATCTTTACAACCATGAATGGTCTGCTCAAAGACCAACAGGTTGCCCTTCAACATGACATCCGCGATATCGAGGGTAAAGTTGAAGTGGCTAGACAAAAAGCAGAGATTCAAAAGAATTACATTGAGACTCTGGAAAATAATAAAGCTGAAAAGATTACAGAGATCGAGGGGAATATTAATGAGTTGGACACAACGATTGCGGAACTCCAACAAACAGCTGCGGCAAAGTCAGAACAGGCGAAGGAACTGGGTGACCCCGAAGAAAAAAGACGCAAGCTCGAAAAATTCAGAGACAGATTCGAAACGCAAATAAATAAGGTCGAAAAAGAAATATCTTTCTATGAGCATAATGATGATTGCCCTACATGTAAGCAGGGTATTCCTCATGACTTCAAAGAAGAAATTAAACAAGAACGTCTTGAAAAGATTGAAGAGATCCGAGACGCTGAGAGTAAACTAGACAGTGAGTTTGCTGAACTTGATGATTTGATTAAGGAATATACAGATGTTCAAGCTGAACTCATCGCTACGAACAATGAAATTGCCACGAGCCAAAGATATCTTCAACGCTTACATGCAGAGTTGGGCGATGCAAGAAGCAGGGTGGCTGATATCGAAGCCGAGCAAGACAAACTCAAGTCGCTCGCCAAAGAAGTAACGACTGCAAATAAATTGCGCACTGATAAGAAAGAAGAAGCGCATTACATGAATGCAGTTTCTGCCCTGTTGAAAGACAGTGGTATTAAGACTCGTATCATTAAACAGTATTTGCCAGCCATTAATTCCCTGGTAAACAAATATCTGGCAGCCATGGACTTCTTTGTGAACTTCAATCTCGATGAGAAGTTTAATGAAACTATCAAGTCACGTGGTCGCGACAAGTTTTCGTATGCCAGTTTTAGTGAGGGTGAGAAGCAACGTATCGACCTTGCCTTGCTGTTTACATGGCGCACGATTGCTAAAATGAAAAACAGTGCTAGCACTAATCTACTCATTCTAGATGAGGTGTTTGACAGCTCGCTTGACAACAATGGCACAGATTATGTTATGACTCTACTAAATACAATCGGTGAGGATACGCATGTATTCGTAATCTCGCATAAAGGTGATCAACTGTTCGACAAGTTTAGATCGCTGATTAAATTTGAAAAGAAACAAAACTACTCGGTGATGGTATAATGGATTTAGGTAAAATGGAACTGCTTCCTATCAGTGATGAATCGCTGAAACGGGAACCTGCCTTATTTGATTTTGATAAATATAATGCAACCGAAGTCGGCGAGGCTTTGTTTGCACGTATGGAAGAACTCGGCGGTATCGGATTGTCAGCCAATCAGGTTGGACTTGATATGAAGTTTTTTGTATTCGGTGCTGAAGATTCATTGAAAAGATATATTGCCAACCCTGTTTTGATTGGTATCGGGGATGAGCAAGTTTCAATGAAAGAGGGGTGCTTGTCACTCCCTGGAGTTTTCCTTATGGTTAAACGCCCGACAAAGTGCACTTTGAAATATCAGAATGAGCAAGGCGATGAGGTCGTAGAAGAGTTTCTAGACCTTGCCGCTCGAGTTGTCCTTCATGAGTATGATCATATGTTGGGTCAAAATTTCACACAACGTGTGTCGAAGATGAAACTTGACCGTGCTATTAAAGCGCAGAAAAAGAAAGTGACTAAGAATATTCGCGCTGACATACGCAAAAGACTGGAGGCAGATAATGTCTGACGATTTTGATTTTGGGTTTACGATGGTTGATGAGGATGATATCGAGGTATCATCATCCCCAGCAGCACCTGTTCAAGCTGAGGTTTCTTCTGATCAGATGGATGCTATCATGGATAAACTTGATAGGCTGGAGGCTCGTATTATCTCAGTTGATAATTCTGAGATGATTAACGACCATAGGCAACTTGTAGAGTCCGATGTGGCTGGTAAACTGCGAGATGTAGAAGATCTGATTATGCCTTTGCTACTGAATCTCAAGAAGAATCCTGAGAAAGATATCATCAAATGGCCAAACAGAACGGCAATTATTGACCGTCAAATAGAAAAAATCACGGCAATTACGAGATATTTTGAAAATTTACGATAAAAAGTAAAAAAAGTGCTTGACATTTCTGTTCCAATATAGTATTCTATATGTAGAGTTGAGGAGTTAAGTATGAATATCGGTAATAAATCTATTCTGGCTAAATTGCTTGCCACCGAAAATGTTTCGGTCGAGCATAAAAATGTTCGGACTGCTTATTTCGATCTGAAAGAACGCAAGGTCGTTCTCCCTGTATTCAAAGAAATGTCATCTGACCTCTATGACCTGCTTATCGGTCATGAGGTCAGTCATGCACTGAATACACCGCTGGCTGGCTGGCATGATGCTGCTAGTGCTAAGGGTCGTGGGTTCAAATCCTTTCTTAACATTGTCGAGGATGCTCGTATCGAGGCTGACATCAAGCGTCGCTATCCTGGACTTGTCAAAAATTTCTTTAAAGGTTATCGCGAACTTTACGAGATGGACTTCTTTGGTCTTGACCGTGACATCAATGAGTATCCGCTCATCGACCGCATCAACCTGCACTTCAAAGTAGGTATGTTTGCTGCTGTTGATTTCTCAGCTGAAGAACTGGTTTATGTTGACAAAGTTGCTGCCTGTGAAACATGGGAAGATGTTGTCGCAGTTGCTACCGAACTTTACGAACTGTCAAAGTTCGAAGATGCTATGTCTGATATGGCTGACGATATTCAAGCTGCTCATCAAGGCGAAGTCGGTGAGGATACTGATACTGAAGAAGGCGACGAAGATACTACTAACGGTGAAGAAAAAGAAAGCACCGATGGCGACAGTAATTCTGAAGAAGTTGGTGACGAAACCAGCGAAGAAGAAACAGAAGAAACTGTCGCCTCTGATAATACAGAAGAAAAAGATGGGGATGACTTCGAACCTGCCTCTATCACCGATATCAACTATCGTAAAGCTGAAGGGCAGCTGGTTCAGGAACATGCTCCTGAGTATCACTATGGTAAGTTCCCGAAGCTTGACTATAAAAAGTGGATCCTTATGGATCCGTGGGCAAAGTGGGAACCTATTCAGTTTCAGCGTAAAGTTAAAAACGAAGGTTCAGAATTCGTTAATTGCTGGATCGATGTTGATGTAGATTATGAAACTGCTGTTGACGAACTTCAAAATAACTTTAATCTGAAGAATCGTGCTTACATCAACATGATGGTTCAACAGTTTGAAGCCAAGCGTAAAGCTGCTCAGTTTGCTAAGGCTCGCGAGCATAAAACTGGCGATCTGAACATGAACAAACTATGGGCAACTAAGCTGACTGAAGATGTATTCCTATCGAATACAGTTTTGCCTGATGGTAAAAACCATGGTATGCTGATGGTCATTGACTTTTCTGGTTCTATGACTGACAAAATTCAAGCGACTATCGAGCAGCTGCTGATTCAAGTTGCCTTCTGTAAAAAAGTAAACATTCCGTTCGAAGTTTATTCATTCACTAATTTCCGTGCGATGGATGCAGTCAGGCACTTGGTTGCTAATCAACGTGATGACGATCTTAAAATTGATGATCAAGAATTGTGTGTCATGAAACTGTTCAGTTCTGACATGTCGACACCGAAGTATAAGCAAGCTGTTCGCAACATGCTCGCTATGGGTGCTTGTCACACTGATAACAAACATCGTTATGAAGAAAACCTTCCCTTTGCTTGGCAACGTAATTTGCCGCAGCAGTTCTGGTTAGGTGGCACTCCGCTCGCCGAAACTATTATGCTCCTTCGCGACCGTGCTATTGACTTCCGTAATGAAAATAAAATCGATGTTCTGAATACATTGTTCCTAACCGATGGCGGTAATACTGGTGACATCGAAGTTCCTGGTCGCCGCGGAACACACTTCCGCAATGAAGGCGTGGTTATCACTGAGAATGGTATTACCACATCGGCTGGTCACAGTAACAAGTTCTATGGTATGCGGTTCTCTGATATTGTTTGTAATGCGTTGATCAAACACTATGACAAAACTACTGGTTCGCGCACCATCAACTATTATCTTGACAACCCAACTAAAAGCGATCTGCGTTATCAGTATGTAAATCTGCATGGCTGGGAAGCTGAGCGTAAGTTTGAAGAGGTCTATAAACGCGACTTCCTGAAAGAAGGTTTCCTTCAGGTTGATGGTTTGAATGGCTTCCCGACTGCTTATGTTGTTCGTGCCAAAGATCTTGGTGACGTTGAAGAACTTAAAGTTACTGGTGATAAGAAGGGTGACTTCGTTCGTGGATTCAAGAAGTTTCAGGGATCTAAGTCTAAGTCACGGAAATTTTTGACGAATTTTATTGAAAAAATAGCTTGACATTTATGTAAAAATATAGTATTCTATATGTATAGTGAGAGAAGAGGAGTTTGCTATGACTGATCGTAATGTGTTTCTTGAAGCTGCTAAAGAACTTGATACTGAGTTTCTGACTTCAAAACAAATTCATGCCATTGTGGAAGAGAAAGGTATCAAGTTTCCGCACTGGTTTATCCGCGAAAACAAAGTTGGCTACAATAAATATGCAGTAGATGCTGCTGGTTTAAAAGTTGTCGCTTCTAATCCGCAGCCTGTTCAGGATGCTAAAGTTGTGACTCAAGCTAAACTCAACGTTGAAGTTGACAATCTTATCCCTGTCGTTGATGCGACCTATGTTCCGTTTGGCTTTCACGCTGACCTGAACAAGATTGTCCGCTCTGGTTTGTTCTATCCGACATTTATCTCTGGTCTTTCAGGCAATGGTAAGACCACGATGGTTGAGCAGGTTTGCGCGAAAGCCAAGCGCGAAGCTATCCGTGTCAACATCTCAGTAGAAACTGATGAAGATGATTTGATTGGTGGTAACACACTGGTTGATGGCAACGTGGTTTATCGTGAAGGTCCAGTTCTGACTGCGATGAAACGTGGTGCGGTTCTGATTCTTGACGAACTTGACCGTGGCTCTAACAAGCTGATGTGCTTGCAAGCTATCCTTGAGGGCAAGCCATACTTCAACAAAAAAACTGGCGAGGTGATTACACCTGCTGCTGGTTTCAATATCATCGCCACCGCTAATACTAAAGGTCGCGGTTCTGACGATGGTAAGTTTATCTCTGCTCAGATCCTTGACGAGGCATTCCTTGAGCGTTTTGCTGTGACTATTGAACAACAGTATCCTAGCGAAGCCCAGGAAAAAAAGATTGTCCTCGGTAAGATGAGCAAAGTTGGTAAAGTCGATGAGGACTTCGCTGAGAAGCTGGTTCGCTGGGCTGATGTCATCCGTAAAACTTTCAACGAAGGTGCGATTGATGACCTTATCTCTACTCGTCGTCTTGAGCATATCGTCAATGCCTATGCGATGTTCGATAATCGCCTCAAGTCCATTGAGATGTGCGTAAATCGTTTTGATGAAGATACTCGTCAGGCATTCCTCGACCTATATACTAAGGTTGACGCTGGCGTTGAAATGAATGAGGAAACTGATGTCGCAAACAATGAAGATGTCTAAGGAAGAATACGGATTGATTGATTACAAATACAATGAGGGTCAGCTTTTGGCTGACCTTCAAAATTATGTTGATGCCACATACAATGAGCATTACTCTCAAAACAAATATCAGGCAACTGAGTTTATCATCGATGCTGGTCACGGCGAAGGTTTTTGCCTCGGCAACATTTTGAAATATACTCAACGCTATGGTAAGAAAGCAGGTAAGAACCGTGCGGATTTGCTAAAGGTTCTTCATTATGCGCTCATCGCTCTACATGTTCACGATCTGGAGCATAGCGATGACTAAGTTACTGGTCGCTGTTTTGACCAGCGGTAAGCCTGAGAAGTTAGCACGGTGTCTTAAATCCGTGAACTCTAACTCCTCTCCTCATGAGCGGATTGTCGTTATTAATACAACGGACACCGACTACATTTCTCAGGCTTGCCAGATCGCATTTGATCACGGATTCCCTGTAAGAGTCACCGAATCGAACGGCACTCCAGGGCGTGGTAAAAATTCAGTGCTAGAACATTTCCTGGGCACTGATGCTGATTGGTTGATGCAGATCGATGGTGATGATTACATCTCAGATGGTTGTATATCAAGATTACATTATGAGATCGAAAATAATAAATTTGATATTGGCTGTTTGGTCGGCGGTCATGCCATTAGACCTAGTGGTAAAATTATTCCATTGAATCAAATCGAACTGCTGCCAAAAGTTATTAGGCATGCCAGCCAATGGACTGAAGATGAACAGTTGTATTATATTTCATACAGAAATTTTATCCAATCTAAAACATTTAATGGTGAACCATTCAATAGAATGATTCTGTATAATCGTGTCGCTGCTAAGCATCGTTACAGTGAAAGTTTGGATATCGCAGAAGATCTACTTTATTTTTTACAATCTAAAAAACTGTTCCGCGTCCATGAGATTGATACGAAAGTAGAAGACTTTATCTATATGTATGACTTTACTGATGATGGTGCAGTGATGAAATCATTATCCGAAAAAACTATGATCAGTAATCTAAAGGCAATGATGGCAGAGTATGGCGATGATGAATAAACTTGCTATAACAGGTATCGGTCTAATCGACAATCTGGGTAAAAATCCTGATCAATGTTTCGCTAATTATATCAGCGATTCATATACCGCAGCAGTCGATGGTAAGTTTACAGCTGACACGGAAAATCTAATTAAACCAGAAAATATGCGCACCTCTGATTATATCAGTTTGAGTAAAGTAAACAAAATGGGTCTTCATGCTGCAGAAACAGCCATGATTGATGTTCCTCTTACCGAAAATACTTTCACGATCTTTTCAACACTTTCAAATGGTAATGATGAAATTATGGATTTCGTTGATGATATTCGTGATGGTGGTCGAAGAGTAAAACCTAAGAAAATGGTGCAATGTTTGAAAGACCATGTATCAGGATTGTTGCCCATATTGCATAATTTTACTGGCGGATCTACATCATTCAATTCAGCATGCGCGAGCAGTTTGTTTTCATTACATTATGCATTTAGTTTAGCAGAAGAATATGATCATGTTATTTGTGGTGCAGCCGATAGTGGTGTCAATGATTTTGACATGGCATATTTTAGTAAACTCGGTGCTATCGGAACTACGTCCAAACCGTTTGATGACAAACGCGATGGTTTTATTATGGGTGAAGGTGCGGGATGTCTCATACTTGAGGATCCTGATAAAGCATATGCTCGCGGCGCAAAAATTTACGGATACATACATAAACCTGTGCTCGGTTCTGATGGCTCAGATGGTAACATTGTTGAACCATCGGCAGCTGGTGTCACCAAAACTATGGAAAAATGTTCTGCTAAGTTTGATGGTGATTTAGCTTTCGTATCTGCACATGCAACATCAACACCAGCAGGCGATGTTGTTGAGTATGGTGCTATCAAAAATGTCCTCGGCGACATCCCGATTATGTCATTTAAATCTAAAATCGGACACACTCTCGGTGCGTCATCTATCATTGAAATAATCTATACTTTAATGGCATTGAGAAATAAAATAATTCCAGCTTCTCACAATATTGATACAACTAACCTAAATAATGTAAATCTAGAAAACACTAAAACCACAAAGCTATTCGCTTTAAAGAACAGTCTGGGTTTCGGAGGAAAATGTGCTTCAGTCATTATCGAAGTTGTATAAAAAATATTATCGCCAAGGTATTCATCAGTTTGTAAACTTGTTGGGTGTAGCAGTATTATTGTTATATCCACTTTACCAGGGATTTACTACTGAATATTTCTTAGGCGCATTTATTGGTATGCTGTCTACATCGTTTGTGTCATCTGCTTACTATCACCGTGCTTTGACACACAAAATATGGGAACCAAATAATTTTATGCATTATTTTTTCCTCACACTAGGTGCTGCATTCTGGACAATGCCAGCTATGTATTGGGTCGCGATTCACAGAAAGCACCATAAATTTGCTGATACAGATAAAGATCCACATGGACCCAAAGCTGGATGGAAAAATAATTTACTAATGGTATGGAGTAACAATCCTGAAGCATCTTATTTGAAGCGCGATATAAAACACAAACAAATGCGCTGGCAAAATGATAATTATATGAAGTTGGCGTTAGGTTCTACAATCCTAATGAGTTTGATATCACCTGTTATGTATTTTACTGCAGTCGGATACGTTTATGTGGCGTTCATCCTTATCAATACATTAGGTCATTTTAATGGTATCTCAAACTCACACTTTTTTGCGCTTTTGTCAGGCGGTGAGTTGTATCATGATACTCATCATAAAAATCAAACTCAAGCGCGTTTGGGATTGTTTGACTTAGGGTATTATGGGATTATTAAATGGATGAAGTGATTCGCATAACAAGTGATTACTCTATAGATGACAAATTAATAAATTTTTGTAAAACATCTCACTTTAGTGATGATCCGACAGCAGAAAATATGGAGTTTATAGATTGGGAAAATCGCCCCGAAACTTTGTTGAATCAAATCTTCATTCAAAGGGTGTATGACAAGGGTGGATATTTTTGTTTAGAACGAGATGGTGAGTATGTTGCAGGATGCGGGTATTACCCATTTGAAGGTGACGAAAACATTGCTGTATGCCCAGTTCGTTTATATGTTACACCTGACCAGGGAATTTTTACAGGTCATAAATTACTACAAAAAATTCAGCAAAAAACTTTAGAATATGTAAGCAAACAAAATCATAAAATGTTGCTATGTTTCGTTAATGAACATAATATGTGGCGAACAAAATTTTTAGATAAATGGAAAAATCCTAGAAAAAATTATAAGTCAGTATTTCCTGGAATACCTACTAAGATGTATCAACATAAAGTTGAATATAAGTTTACACCGCAATGGGCATTTTATGTTGACTATGGCAACTATGAAGAGAAATTAATATCATGTCTACAAAAGATTACGTTATAACTATTTTGGTGACCAGAGAAAGTTTGTTGGATAGATTCGAAACTGACGGGTCTAATCATAATAAACTTTCTGTATTGGCTGAAAAATACAATGGCACATATAATTTTGAAATAGGTATTACAGGATTGACTGTTACTGCAAACTGTGTGTTTAATGATCAAGAATCGGCAGATATGTTTGAGCAAGAAATTACAACAGATCTCATGAATAAGGGTGTCGGAACCGATTACACAAGTAAAAGTATTTCTTATGAAATTATGAAAAATTATTCTTGACATATTTGACAAAATATTGTATAAATGGTTATTGGTGAAAGAAAGAGGACTATATTATGAATATCTCAAAACCAACACTTGAAGTTCTGAAGAACTTCGCAACTATCAACACGAACATTTTGGTTCGTGAGGGTAATACTCTTGCCACTATCAGTAATGGTAAGAACATTTTCTCCCGCGCAACCGTGGGTGAAACATTTGATAAAGAGTTTGCGATCTATGACCTTAACAGCCTGTTGGGTTTGCTGACCTTTACTGAAAATCCTGACCTCGACTTGGGTGATGAGAGCCTGAAGATTAATAGCGGTGGCGCAGAGTTTGAATACTTCTATGCCGATCCGTCAATTATCGTGGCTGCTCCTGACCGCACGATCGAAGTCGATACCTTCTATGAGTTTGAGTTGACCAAAGATGAGATCGTGAATATCACACGCGCTGCATCTGTTATCAATGCACCAGTATTGAGTGTCGTTGGTCGCGATGGTAAAGTAACTCTTTCTGTTGGCGATCCGTCAACGCCTCGTAGTAATACCTTCCGTCAAGTAATCGGTGAGACTGACAAAGAGTTTGATTGTCGTCTGGCTGTAGAAAACTTCAAAGTGATTGCTGGTGACTATCGTGTCATCCTGTCACAGAAAAAGTTTATGTTCCTTGACAACAAAGCTGCTGACCTGAAATACTGGTTGGCTCTCGAACCTAACTCAACAATCTAAGGTAAATTATGATGCCTCCTATGTCTAGACGCATCCCTAATGTGTTGCATCAGCTACGTGTGCGCGATGAAACCATTGGTGGTGACAATCCCTTCCGCTGGGAAGAAAAAACTACTCACGAAATCGTGGGTCGTGGGAAATCGATTATCTTCTCACTTCCTGGAGCATTCACTCCGACATGCTCCACATTTCAATTGCCTGATTTTGAAAAGCTGTTCCCAGAGTTTCAAGAGCATGGTGTAGAAAATATTTTTTGTCTGTCAGTAAATGATGCGTTCGTGATGAACGCTTGGGCAAAAGACCAAGGTTTGAATCATGTGCAGGTTATTCCTGATGGTTCTAATCTGTTTACAGCTGCCATGGGTATGGATGTCAAGAAAGATAATCTTGGCTTCGGATATCGCTCTTGGCGTTATGCGGTAATCGTTGAAAACTTTGAAATTACAAAGTCATTCGTTGAGCGTGGCTTTGGTAATAATATTGCTGACGATCCGTATGAAGTATCATCACCACAAAATATTCTTGCCTTTTTGAAGGACGAAGACTATGATAATGGTGGTGAACAACTGACGCTGAATCTTTCAGACGGTGTCGGTTCTGAAGACAAACTTGGATAGGAGTGCTGCGGATGAGCAAGCAAGATGAATTTCTCTGGGTCGAAAAATATCGCCCCCATAAACTCGAGGAGTGTATCCTTCCCTCCTCTCTCTTAGATACGTTCCAACAGTTTGTGGATCGTGGAGAAATATCAAACTTGCTCTTGTGCGGCACTGCTGGCACGGGTAAAACGACGGTTGCCCGTGCGTTGTGTAACGAGTTAGGATGTGACTACATTATTATCAATGGCTCCGAGGAGTCTGGCATTGACGTTCTTCGCACGAAGATTAAAGACTTTGCCAGCACTGTGTCCTTTGAGGGCAAGCCGAAGGTGGTCATTCTTGACGAAGCAGATTATCTGAATCCTAACTCGACACAACCTGCCTTGCGTGCATTCATTGAGGAGTTCTCCTCGAACTGTCGGTTCATCTTCACCTGTAACTTCCGTAACAGGATTATTGAACCACTACACAGCCGAACTACTGTGATTGATTTCAAACTCGGTAAGGCTGAAAGGCAACAGATGGCTGCTCGTTTTATGAAACGAATGCAGAACATCCTTGATCAGGAAAACGTGGAGTATTCAGAGAAAGTCCTCGCTGAACTGCTTATGAAGCACTTTCCTGATTATCGCCGTGTCCTAAATGAGTTGCAACGCTACAGTGTTTCTGGTAAAATTGATGAGGGTATTCTTTCCAACCTTGCTGAAGTCAATACCAAAGCACTTATAGATAGTCTGCGTGACAAAGACTGGAAGAAGATGCGTCAGTGGGTCGCGAATAATGTCGACGCAGACCCACAAGGTGTGTATCGTAAAATTTATGACAACCTTTTAGACAAAGTGGCGCAAGTTCCTCAACTGGTTCTTTTGATCGCAGACTATCAATATAAGGCGGCATTCGTCGCCGACCAAGAAATTAATCTGACTGCATGTCTCACTGAGATTATGGCTAATGTTGAATTTAGAAGTTGACCTAAAAAATCCTACAGAAGATACAGCTGAACTTGTAGCAGATGCAGTTTTAGAACATCTTATCGTAGTGATTAAAAACCAAGATCTCACCGTTGAAGAACAGGTGAGATTTTGCAATATGATAGGTGAGATAGAAAACTATCATGACTCAGAATTTCGTAAGGCATATACAGAGCCTATTGCCGTGAGTGAAAATGTTTTGCGCGTTACAGGCGAAAAGAATGAAGATGGTGAAGAAGGATTGTTTGGCCACACTGATGAGTTAGATTGGCATGCGAATCAAGTTTCGAGGCATGATAGATGGCCACTTATTTGGTTGTATGCTGTTAAAGGTTCTGAAGGAAGTAGAACAAGCTGGATTAATATGGCGAAGGCTTGGGAAGACTTGTCTGATGATATCAAAGAACAGGTTAAACAAAAACAAATTATTTGTGGTTACGAAAAAGGTCGTGTTAGTAATAGCGAATATTTCATTGACCATGTAGGTGAAGATCCATTTAATATTTACCATGTAAATCCAGCTGGTGTAGAAGGTATGTATTTCCCTTTCCTACAAATATTCAATGATGATCCATTATTCCCAATACTTAAAGAGCATTGCTTAGATCCATGGTATCAATATCATCATGATTGGCAGGATGGCGATGTTGTGATCAGTGAACAATGGTTGTCGTTGCATAAACGCTGGGAGTTTGATAAGATGAATGAAAGACTTCTTCATCGCATTGCTTTCGACTATAGGAATTTTTATGAAAGTAACGCTGCAAAATAATTGGGTTCCGACTATCACGAATATCGACTTGAATACTGCTACTGACAGTGAAATTAAACTTATCGGTCGCATGATTCCTACTGAGTTGGTAATCGTAATTAAAGGGCAAAACTTATCAGCTAAACGACAACATGAAGTTTGTAGTATTATGGGCGATCTACAAATTTACAGTAAGAGCGCATTAAAAATGCGTATGGCAAAAGACTTCATGGTTTATGATGGTGTGGCTCGAGTTACAGGTGCTAAAAATTCTGAAGGCAAACCAGGAGTTTTCGGGCAACCAACAGAATTAGACTGGCATGCTAATGGTGTAGAATCTATCAAAGAAAAGGTTAATACAGTTTTCTTATATGCTGTTGAAGGAACTGCTGGTAGCAGAACGAGTTGGTTGAATAATGCTATGGCTTATAGAGAACTTGATGTTGAGATGAAACAATTCGTTCGCAGTCATAAGATGTTCACTCAAACACCTGTAGCTGAGTTCGCTGATAATATCAAACTACATCGCAACAGTCATGGGCAAAAATTTTGGACTCGTCGTTCGAAGAAACCGAAGCCTATGTATTACTACAATGAATATGGTGCAGAGGGTATGTATTATCCACATTTATTCGTTGATGAGATTGTAGGTATGTCAAAAGATGATCAAGAAGAAGTAAAAAACTTCTTGACTAATCACATACTTCAGGATAAATTTATGTATGACCATGATTGGGAAGATGGTGATATTGTAATTAGTGAACAAAACCTAACACAACACAAACGCTGGGCATTTGATAAAATGGAAGAACGATTGTTGTGGAGGTCTGCTCTGGATTATAGGAGGTCTTTTGATGCTTGAAGGTATGGGTGATCCAGTCGTAAAGGTCGACGAAGAACAATTTAAAGTTAAGAAGAAAGCGATTAGTCCATTCGACTTCGCTAACAGTATCAACTATACAAAAGAAAATCTAATCGTTGATGATTGGTCTGAAAAACAATACAATGCATTTATCGTGAACAAAGCACTCAGCTATGGACCTGATACTGTGATCGCAGCAAATGAAATGAACAGTCGCCCGCATATCGATAAGAAAGCACAGTATGATTTTTTGCGTGGTATCGTGCGCAAGAAAAAGCGTTTCAACAAATGGTTGAAAGCTGAAAAAGAAGAGCAACTAGAACTTGTCAAAGAGTATTATGGATATAACAATACAAAGGCAGCTGCTGCTCTCCGTATTCTGAATCCTGATCAGATCGAACTTATAAAGAAAAAATTAGACAGGGGTGGACAATAGTTTCATCTCTTCTAGCATGTTTCTAACTTCCGCGAAAGGTGCATAAAAACATATCTGCACCGCTAAACTAGAAGTTGGTAAATGCCAATTACCTGTGCTGTGAATTTTACGATTATTTAACAACACTGGACTTCTTAAAGCACCATAATTTACGGTATAAGTCGGATTATTTTCCCTAGCAGCTTTTTCATCTTCGTAAAAAAGTGTATTTCTGTATATTGAATAATCAGGATCTATGGGTAAATTGATACAGCATTGCCGCATACCTTCGCCTTTCGGATCCCAATGTGGCACAGTCGGTTGAGTGTCATCGGGCGCATATATTATATTTAAATAATCGCCGTTATATCGATTTTTAATTTCATCACAAAATTCTTTTGTATAGACAGAATTAAATTTGTCATTCATGACATGATTATGCATTTTGAAATGAAATCCATAAGAGTAATTTAATGCTGAATGAAATCTTTCGGTGCCAAGATAATTTTCTATATTTTCACTGTTCCAAAAACTATGCATGTCATTTTCATACCATGCATTTTTGATGAACTCTCGTTCATCTTTACTGATCAAATCTTTTACTGGATGAAAGAAGGATATCGCTCTAGCCATATTGATATTTATAAATAAAAAACAATAATAAGGAAAAATAATGAGTGAAGATTTCTTCGACATTGAATATCCTGGTTATGCTCCGTTAGAAATCACTCTTAAAAAGTCAGACGACTTCCTTAAGATACGCGAAACACTTTCTCGCATCGGTGTTGCCTCCAGGAAAGAAAAAGTTCTATACCAGTCTTGTCACATATTGCACAAGAAAGGTAGATACTTCATAACACATTTTAAAGAGCTGTTTGCGCTCGATGGTAAAGATGCTGACTTCGGTGAAGGAGATCTCGAACGTCGAAATACTATCGCGAAGCTGCTCTCAGATTGGGGTTTGCTCGATGTAATCAGCCCTGACCTTCATGAAAATCAAGCACCTCTTAGTCAAATTAAAGTTCTGCCTTACAAAGAAAAAGGTGAGTGGGAACTGATTACCAAATATAACATTGGGAAAAAATGACATGTATCGCTCGGTCTTCATCTCTGACTTACATCTAGGATCGAAGCATTGTCAAGCCAAGCGATTATTACATTTTCTTAAAAATACGAAGTGCGAAAACCTTTATCTCGTTGGAGATATTGTAGATGGCTGGCGTCTTCAAAAGAAATGGTATTGGCCAAAGGAACATACTGATGTTATCAGACAAATTATACGAATGTCTAATAAAGGTGTTAACGTATATTGGATCGCAGGAAATCATGATGAGTTCTTG